ACAGCCGAGCTTCAACGATGGTATAGGGTTGCGTTGTTCTTCCCTAAAACCTAGGTTTGTTTTTTTTCTTTGTGCATACATTTGAGGAGGTGGGACCCAGTAAGCGGAACGTAGTGTAGTGCCTAGGGACCGACGAAACTGTATCACACAGAACAAAAAATTAACTTATGGTTTTATGGCAGAAAACGTGTTCATATATCATGTTGGCGAGAGTGTTTGTGGAACGCGCGAGTCATTCTTAATTTTTCCATGTACTGACAATATCGATGCGGTATACCTCATACAAGGAGCATAGGCTTAGACAATGCTGTTCAAGTAGGCCATGATGTCTTCATCTTCAGCGAGCTGTCGCTGCAACTCTGGAGGCAATGGCGGCATGACATCGTCTGCACCCAACGACGACTCTTCCGTGTCCACTTGCAACGAATACAAGTCCGAGAGGTCTGGTACTTCGATGGTATCGCTGCTTTCTGGAGTTGTCGGTGGAACCCTGTCCTTGATCTTCTGCAGATCGTCCGGGAACATGAATGTCTTGAACCGACGATACAGTGGCTCACGATCCTGAGGATCGGTGAAGCACTCACCGATCGTGTAGTTGCTCAACACGATGATTTTCTTTGGACGTATCTTTTGCAGCGTGCCACCTTTGATCTGTCCTGGAAACGGGTACCGGTCAGCCCAGATTTTGAGCTGGCTTCCAGATACTTCGTTTTTCGGCGACCATTCTTCGATGACGACGTAGTCTTGGTCGACGTATCCATCCCACCACTTGTTCAGAGATTTCTGGTAGTGGTCGGGATAGAGTTCCCAAACGGTTCTGGATTTTCCTGTTCCAGTAGGACCCACCCACCACTCGTGTTCGAGTTCTCCGTCGATTGGTTGAGTTGTTGGCTTGTACAACTGGCGGAGATTGGTGTTGTGGAGGATCCAGATCTTGGGATACTTGTCCTCGATCCAGGAGAAGTTTCCAGCCTTGGCAGCTTCGTTGATGTTTCTCCAAGCTTCGGTTGCGGGCTTGGTCTTTTCCTTCGGTCCTCGAGGAGCGGTTCCGCGTTCGACGAAGTCTCCGTCTTTTTTACAGTACTCGATTGCCTGCTCGCAAGTTCCTTTTTGAGGAGCGACGTAAGCTCTTCCCAGGTCATGTGAGACGGCTCGTCTTGGTCTTGCGTTTGAGAAGTGCACGAATCCTTGTAGATGAGGTGTTCCTCGTTGTCCTCGCTCGAATCCGTATACGATGTACTTGCAGTTGAGCTGTCGGAGTCTTGCGAGGTCGGTTGGTCCGTAGTTGTTGATGGTGAAGACCCACCCTCGGCTTCGTATCGGCATACTGGGCATTCGCAGGTGTCGAGGTTGTGTGGGAAGTTGCAGCGCGGACACTCCGTTTTGCACTCCACGAACATGTGCTTGTTGAATAAAGAGGCCGCGGCGCGGCGCCGCGAAAGTCTTGATGTTTTTTCGAAGTCACCGAAGCGTAGCGTAGGTGCTCCGGGCTTGCTTGGCTATCGCTGAGCAAATTGTGTTGTGACTACCACGGGGGGGGCGGCCGTAGGCCGGGGCGCAGCTGCGCCCATTATTACCCCCCCGTGGTTACTTGTGCTCATACTTTAATCAAGTGTATATTTGATTTTGCACATGTTGAAGTTTACTCGTTGGTGTCCAACGGTATACTTTAATCAAGTCATTTATGACTTGAACTTCTGAACTTCAAGTGGTCAGTGTGCTGAACACATGTGCTGGCCTTATGGTCAGATATGTTCAGATGATCTGGACTTATGTTCAGATCGGAATCGGTCATTTCTGAATTTGCAGAGTAAAGAAGAAGTGAAGGAGTCATGGCATATGGACGTACTAGGCGCTATAGTCGACGCGGTAGTTACCGTCGTCCGAGCTATACGCGAGTTCAGTATGTCAGTGCTCCTAGGGTGTCAGTGCGACGTAAGCGTCGAGTGACGCGTCGTCGTACGAAGAAGGATATGTGTAAATGTCCTTCTGAGATGACACCTGTTGCGAAGTTTGCTTTCGCGCAGTTGGATCCATTTGATGTGCAGGCCTATGGAGCCAAGATTCCTGATTCCAATACTATGCCTAGTATTGCGAATGCTGACACAGATATTGTGTCATTAACTTCTAGTGCTGTTTCTACGGATCTGAATGGTATGGCATTTAGGCCGATGTATACGTTTGGCACTGTTACTGCGACAGCAGGTGCTTCGTTGAGTTGGGGTGCTAACTTTAGTGTCAATTCTGCGAATCGTGCCAAACGTACGTCTGTTCTCGCTGCGTTTGAGCTTCTGCGACCAGTAGCACATGCGGTTCGTATTTCGAGTCCTATTGCTCCTACGTCTGCTAGTGGTTTTGTACACATTGGTCTTGCCAATGAGAGTTTGTACAATACTGCAGGTGGTGGTGCTTGGACGTTTCCTACTACGATTGCGCAGATGTCTGGTCTGCAGTTTTATAAGCGGGTGACTCTAGCGTCTCTGACGCAGAGTCCGCTTACAGTCATTAACAAATGGCTGGATGATACTGCTTTTCGGTATTCTGATCCGTCAGGTAATGTCGGGTCGGTGACGCAGGGTCCGTTTTTTCAAACGGATTATTCGTGGGCCACTATTATTGTTGTCACTGAGGGAGCCCCGGCGTCCTCCAGTGTCCTTTCGTTTGAGCATCTGTTGCTTTCGGAAGGTATTCCGAAATATGATGCTGCGATTGTTGGGTCACAGGCTGCTCCCAATGTTCCTGGTGTTATTAGTGCTGTTTCTTCGCTTCAAACTTCTACGGAGCCGTTTCATACGGAAGCTGAGCAGGAGAGTTATATTGCTCGCGGTGCGGAAGCTCTTGCTCAGGGTGCTAATGCTGCAGGTGAGCGTGCATTTACTGAGATTGGCGTCCCGCTGTTGCAAAGAGCTGGCGCCTATGCTTTCAATACCGCGTTGGCATATGGTGCTCATCGTGTTCTTGGCACCGGTGGGATTGGTGGTGTGAATAACAATCCTAACCGGCTTGCCTTGCAACGTTAGGTGATGATACCGTGTATTATCAGCAACATGGCAGTTTGAAGAAGAAAACAACTGCTATGCAGGATATTTCGCATATTCGTGAAGCGGTTCGAATGCGCAAGAAGTTGCGTGCGGAAGCTGTTGCGAACAGGCGAGCGTTTCGGGAGCTGCCGGATTTCGTTGAGATGGAGATAGATACTATGGGTAATGCTATGTGAAATGTACGTTTATTGAAGAGTTAATCTTCGTTGGTGAGGTCAATGACCTCGTTCGCGTGGAGTGCGCCTTCTCCGACCTCGGTGTCGTAGATGTCCTGTTCGTATTGTTCCATGAATTCAGGGTTTTCCCGGATCATTCTGCGGAAAAGAGCATAGAGACGCTGGTTCTCATTCGACAGACCGAGGAAGAGGTTGCGATACACCTCGGCGTCCAGATGTCCCTCGATGGCGTCGTTTGTTGCAGCAGTGAGACGCTGGGAGAGTTGATGGTTGCGGTCTTGCAGTTCGGTGATCATGTCCGCCAGCCGGTGGTTGTCTTCGATAGTCTCGCGGGTGAAGATATCACTGGCCTCTTGATACATGCGCTGTCGCTGAGCCGGATTGCGACGCTGGTATGGAGTGTGCCGCTGAGCCATGTTGTCCGTACTTGGAAAAAATCAGAATGAGGAGAGAGAGTGAAATGAACAGCCGAGCTTCAACGATGGTATAGGGTTGCGTTGTTCTTCCCTAAAACCTAGGTTTGTTTTTTTTCTTTGTGCATACATTTGAGGAGGTGGGACCCAGTAAGCGGAACGTAGTGTAGTG